TTGTCCTTCTGCGTGTCGATTTCTTTGTTGAGGACAGTATTACGGGCGGTGAGGGCGGCGGCGGATTTGTCGTTTTTATCAAACTGGCTCGTCACGAGCTGCATTTCCGAGCCGAGAACCTTAAACGACTGATTGATTTCCGATAACGCCTGCTTGAAGGCTTTTTCGCCCTCAACCCCGATTTTCAGACCAAAATTGTCCGCCATGCCGCACCTCCTCCCGCGCGTAAAATATCCCGCAGGGCTATATGCCCTCCGGGATCACCTCGTCAATGAATAGTTCCACTTTCGGCTTTGCGTAGCCGAGGAATTGCTTGTGGCACTCCCACAGGTCGAGCAGCAGCCCGATAGGGGTCAGCCACGTTTCCTCCTCGGAGCGGTTCAAGTGAACCGTGCCATAATAAATCAGCCGGGTAAACAATTCCTCGTCGCTTACCCGACCTCCGCGTTTTTTGAGCCATCCTCGCTTTCAATGTTCCGCTTGGTTCCCCGGAACATGGCCTCGGTGATGGCCGCCTTATATGCCGCCAGTTCCAGCGGCGAGGTCAATAGCTCCACTTCCTCGTCGGTCAGCAAGTCGCGGGGCGCGTCTTTATTTTTGAGGTTGTGGATCATAATGCTCTGATTGGCCAGCAGCGTAATGAGCCACACGATTTCGTCCAGCGCCATCTCGAAATTCTCTGATTTCATCAGCTTTTCGCCGAGGTTTTCCAGCCCGCCGTAGCGTTTGGCGATCTCCTTCGTGGCGCGGGTGGTGAGTATCAGTTCAAAATCCGCGCCGCCGATATTGATAACGGCGGCCCGCTCGGAACCGCCGCTTTGCGTTACATTCCCGTTTTCCATAATCAAAAAATCCTCCTTATTCGGTATAAACAGGTTCATAGACCTGCTGATACCAGCCGCTTATGGTCGCCGGTGCCACGCCGGTATCGTCCTCGTTGACCTCGGCCTTCCACGGATGGCGGCCCCGCGTGTCCAGCTTGTTGCGCCGGGAAACCGTCCCCTCGATCTTGGGCGTCTGAAAGGTGATGGAATCGCCCTTTGTCGCCAAGCTGTCGGACGGCACCGCAAATTTGACCTTGTAAAGCCAAAAGTAACGGTATTTCCCGTTTGCTTTCTTGGCGCGGAACCCGATGGCGACGGGGCTGCCGCTGTCCTCGCTGGCCGATACCAGCACCCCGTTATCGTCGGCGGTGGCCCCGGTCAGCGTTTCCGCCGCCGCGCGGCCTATATCGTCCACGCCGAGGGCCAGCTTGCCGCCCTTAAACTCTTTTATGATTTCCGCCGCCCCGTCGTCGGCGTAGAGGGTGGCCTCGGCCAGTTCCACCGAAAGCTCGGCGGAGATAGCCTTCGCCAGCATGATGGGGGCGCCGTAGGTTTCCTCGCCCGTGACGGGCGTTTCGGTGATCGGCGCGTAATAGAGCCGGTCAAGTCCGATAGTTGCCATATTTGTCAATCCTCCTGTAACTCATAATTTTTCGCCACGTCAATGGCGTAATGATGAAACCCGGTGTCGGCCTCATGGCCGATATACTGCCGGGCCGTAACTGTGAAATCCGCCGCCAGAAGCGCCCGCGCGACCTCATTTTTTCGCCGGAGGTAATTGCCCTTTGAAAACAGGGACAGCCGAGCCTCCTGCGTTTCGGTCTGCGGATGGTTGTCGGCGTGAAGCCCGAAAGTGTCCGCCAGCGGGGTGATTACCATATACTCGTCCGGGGCCTTGCCGGAAAACACGCCGGTTTCCACGGGGATCGGCAGCCCGGCCAGCAGCGCGTTCAGTTCCTCCAAAAAACTCATATTTTATTGATCTCCTCCTCCAGCTTGGCTTTCATGGCCTCAATGCAGGCGCCTTTGGCCGCAGATTTCGCGGATTTCAAGAAAGGCTTGGGCGGCTGGCCGTGTTTTCCGTATTCAATGACGTTGGCAAGCATGGCGTTACTTCCGCCGCCGCGCCGGGGTTCCGAAAAACCCACCTTGACGTTGTAATTGCCCTCCCGATCCATCCGGGCGCCGGAAACGCCCAGCGCCGCCACAAGCTCGCCGGTAGAGCGGGATTTTTGCTTGGTGTTTTTGCCGATCACCGCTTGAAGATTACTTTTGACCCGTGCCAGCATGACCTCGCCGCCCGCCTCCAAAACGCGGGGGACAATCTCGTCGGTTTTGTCGCCCAGCGTGGAGAGCTTTAACAGAAAATCATCCGGCATTTTGAAATCCGCCCTTGCCATGTCCGTCACCTCACCGTAGGCTCCAGCCGCTCGGCCAGAACCTCCACATACATACCGCGCCCCTTTACGTCCTCGGCGGATAGAATACGGAAACGCTCCCCGCCGCAGAGTATGAACAGCGCGGTATCAATCACGAGGCCGGGGATTTTACGAAAGCGGAACATAGACGTGGCGGAAGAAAAAGCCGCCATGTTCGCCCAGCGTTCATTGCCGTGCCGATCCTCCCTGTATGCCCGGACGTTGGCGAGGACGGTATCGCCGGGGGTGGCGAAGCCCTCCGCGTCTTTGGCGGGCGCCGTGGAGAGGATTTCTATAAACTTGTTCATCTTGCCGTAGCTCATGTGGCCCACCTCCGATCCAGCCGGAGCAGCATATTGACGGTGTTCCACACCTGCTGCCCGGCCTGTACGCTGTCCCCGAAAAAGCCAGCCGTCGAGCCATCCCTGCTTTCGTAGAAATGGCTCGACAGCATAATGACGGCCTGCTCGGTGGTGGTCGGCATGGGGTTCTTGGCGTAATGGCCCTCGGCAATATGCTGATAGCTTTCCGCATAGGAAACGGCGGCGAGGATGAAGCCCCGCAGGAGCTTATCATCCGCGCCATGCTCCAATATGAGGTTAGCCTTGACCTTCGGCAAAAGCCGCGTTTCTGTTTTCATGCCGCCACCTCCGTAATTACGACGCTTTCTGCTGGAGTACCTTGATGGCTTCCGGCAGGATCAGCTTGCCGTCCACGCGCTGAGTGGCCATGAAGCCCACCTGCCCGGTGGCGGCGTAAAGCTCGTTCAGACGCTTGAACACCCGGCCCTCGCGGTCGGCGATCCAGTAATAACCGAAATCCCCGAAGGCGATTGTTTTGTTGCCCGCCGCCATTTCCGGCGCATAGGCCGAAGTGATAAGCGGGCGGCTGAGAATGGTGTCGGGCGTGGCCTCCTTGACGGAGGGCTGCCACAGATACTGGCCCGTGGAATCCTTTAATTTGCGGATGGCCTTGACCGTGCTGTCGTTCATCACGAAGGTGGCGTTGCGGCGATAAGGCGCTTTGAGGGAATAGAACAGGTCGAGGATTTCGTCCAGCGTGACAGCGGCGGCCCCCGCCGTGGTCACGCCGACCTGCCCGCCGCCCGTGGCGGCGAATATGCCGGTGGGTTTGCCGGTGCCGTTGCCGATCAGGAAGCCCTCCTCCTCGCGGCTGCCCATGCGCCCCGCGAAGCTCCGCGCAATATACCGCTCCAAGTCAAAGGCGCTGTCGTTGAGAAGCTCCTCGGACACCTTTATCATAGTGGCCAGCTTGAACGCGCCGAGAGAAACCTGCCCAAAGCTGTCGTCGCTCTCGGGGATCGCGCCCTCCTCGTCCACCCACGTCGCGGTGCCTTTGGTGGCGACAACGGGGATTTTACGGTCGCCGCCCGTGGTGATAACATTAGCGATCTGGCGGATGGCGTTCTCCTCCTCCAGCGCGGCAGTGAGGGAGGCTTCAAATTCACTCGGCACGAGATAGCCGCCCTCGGAATCGGTGCCGATTTGCAGCGCGTTCAATACCACGGCGGCGTTTTTGCCCCTCATGGCGTTCCAAAACGCATTTTTATAGTCGCCGGAGGCTCTGCCGGTCTTTTCCTCGGCGGGCGCGGCGGCGGGCTGGTTGGTGATGGGGGCGCTGGTGGCTTTCGCCATTTCCGCGTCGATAGCGGCCTGCCGCTCCAGCCGGTCAATTTCCTTGCCAAGCGCGACAACGTCGGCCTCCATCTTGTCATAGGTTGCGGTGTCCTCGGCGGACAACAGGCCGTCGCCGCCCCGCTTGGTATCGAGGAACGCTTTGGCCGCGTCCCACGCTTTCGCGCGTTTTTCGCGCAGTTCGAGAATTTTACTCATGTTGTTTGCTCCTCCTTAAAATTAGTGGGAAATTAAAGAGAGCCGCTTGTCGAGGCTCTCAATGGGTGTGCCTGTGGGTGCCGGGCGAAGGTCGCCTGCCGGTGGTTCTGCGGGTTTCGCTTTTGGCTTGGGGATTTTCCCAAGCAAGGAATTTGTGACGGCGGCAAGGCTGAATAAGCCGCCCGCCCGGTTCCACGCGAATTCGGACGCGGTATCGTCCTCCGGCTCGTCGCCGGTGAACATGATTTTGTCGGCGAAGCCAAGCTCCACCGCCTTGTGCGCGTTCATCCACGTTTCGTCGGACATCATGTGCGCCAGCTTCGTCCGCGACAGCCCGGTTTTGAGTTCGTAGGCGTTGATGATGGATTCCTTCACCTCGTCCAACAGGGCTTTGGCGCGGAGCATTTCCTCCGAATCGCCCCACGCGATAGTCGCCGGGTTGTGGATCATAATCATAGATACCGGGGACACCAGCACGTCGCCGCCCGCCATAGCGATAACGCTGGCCGCCGACGCCGCGATCCCGTCGATTTTGACGGTCACGGGGCCGGTGTAGTCCATCAGCATATTGTAGATTTGGGCCGCCGCGAATACGTCGCCGCCCGGTGAATTGATCCACACGATTACGGGGCCGCTGCCCGCCAGCAGTTCCTCCTTGAACGCTGCGGGCGTTACCTCGTCGCCCCACCATGTTTCCTCGGCAATGGGGCCGTTGAGGTAGAGGGTGCGTTCGCCGGTGGTTTCGTCACGCACCCAGTTCCAGAATTTTCGCATTATTGTGATTCCTCCTTTTGCAGCCGATTTTTCGCATAAGCTCCGGCCTGTGAAAGCGGGAGCATATTGCCGTTGACAAGATACAGGTCGCCTCCTTCCTCCGCCGATATGCGGTTCATGTCCTCCAGTTCCCGGATGTCGTTTGCCGACATCCAGCCGTTCTGCCGGGCGGTGGAGTAACCGTCCATCCGGGATTTGTAGTCGCCCCGGAGCAGGCCGTCGAGATTGAACTTGACGAACAGCCCCGGCTTTTCGCCCGGCAATATGAGCGATTGCTGGAGGGCCTGCTCCCAGCGCACCACCCACGGGTCGAGGGTGTATTTGACAAACTCCAGCGATTGCTGCTCAATGTTTGAAAAGCTGGATTTTTCCAAATCCCCGACCATGTGGGGCGGCACCCGGAATATCCGCGCGATCTCGTTGATTTGAAACTTGCGCGTTTGTAGAAATTGTGCCTGCTCCGGGGGTATGCCGATGGCCTGAAACTTCATGCCCTCCTCCAGCACGGCGACGCGGTGGGCGTTGCCGCCGCCCTGATAGGCGGCGTTCCAGCTATCCTTGACGCGCTGCGGGTCTTTGATAACGCCGGGGTGTTCGAGTATGCCGCCCGGCTGGGCGCCGTTGGCGAAGAAGGCCGCGCCGTATTCCTCGGTGGCCAGCGCCATGCCGATGGCGTTCTTTGCCATAGCGATGGGGCTGTAACCGATCAGGCCGTCGAAGCCGAGGCCGGGAATGTGCAGCACCTCGTCGCGCCGGAGGCTGACCGTCCCGCTTTCGGGGTTTGCCCGGCTTTCCTCCTTGTCGCGCTTATAGGTATACAGAAGCTCGCCGCCCGGCGCCCGGCTGACCTCCATTTTGGAGGGTAGCAGCGGGTAGAGGGCCAGCACCCGGCCCCTGCCGTCCCGGATCACCTGCGCGTAGGCGTTGCCCCAAAGGAGCAGGTGCGCCATCAGCGTTTCCCGGAATACGAAGCTGGTCATTTCCGGGTTGGGTTCGTCGTGGAGCAAATAATAAAGCGGATGGCCCGCCACCCGCTCTTTCCCGCCCTCGGTGTTATATTGATAGACGTGGAGTGGCAGACTGGCGACGGCTTCGGCCAGTATGCGGACGCAGGCGTAGACCGCCGTGGTCTGCATGGCCGTCCGCTCGTTGACGGCTTTGCCGCTGTTGGTGCCGCCGAACAGAAACGAGAAGCCGCTCCCGACTTTGTTCTGTGGCTTATCCCGCGAATGGAAACCGAAAAGCCTCTTGATTGGGTTCATAGGATCAGAAGCCCCCTTTCTTCGTAAATACTGCCGCCCATATCGCCGCCGCCGCGCAACGCGCGGTCGAGCGCCATGATGGTGGCGACGGCACCGTCAATCTTTTCAGTGGATTTTTCCTTGTCGGGCTTGATATTCCCGGCAGGGTCGGTGCGGACGTGTATGTTATCCATCATCCAGCGGAGGACGGGCTGGCCGCCGTGGGCCAGCTTGCCCTCCAGCGTTAGCCGCATAAGCTCCTTTGTGGACGGGGACATATCTTTGAAGCCCTGCCCGAAGGGAACCACGGTAAAGCCCAGCCCTTCGAGATTTTGTATCATTTGCGTGGCGCCCCAGCGGTCGTAGGCGATCTCCCGGATGTCGTAAACCGTGCCGAGTTCCTCAATGGCCGCTTCGATAAAGCCGTAATGCACCACGTTGCCCTCGGTGGTTCTGAGAAAGCCCTGCTTTTCCCACACGTCATACGGGACATGATCCCGGCGCACCCGCAATTCCAGCGTGTCCTCCGGCAGCCAGAAGAAGGGCAGAATGATATACTTGTCGGCCTCGTCCAGCGGGGGGAATACCAGCACAAAGGCGGTGATGTCGGTGGTCGAGGCGAGGTCAAGCCCGGCGTAGCAGGCCCGGCCCCGCAGGGCGGCAGGGTCTGCCGGGAACGCGCAGGCGTCCCACTTTTCCATTGGCATCCAGCGGACGGCCTGCTTTACCCACTGGCACAGGCGAAGCTGCCGGAACAGGTTTTCCTCGGCGGGGTTGTGCTTCGCGTTCTCGCAGGCGGCCCGCAGCTTTTCCTCCTCCACGGTGATACCGAGGGAGGGGTTGGCCTTGCGCCACACCTTCGGATTTGTCCAGTCCTCGTTTTCCTTGACGCCGTATATGACCGGGTAAAAGGTGGGGTCTTTTTTACGCCCGGCGAGAATATCCTCGGCCTTTTGGTGTACCTCGTAGCAGATGGAGTTGGTATCATTGCCCGCCGTGGTAATGAGAAAATACAGCGGCTGCTTCCGGGCGTCGCCGGAGCCGTGGGTCATAACGTCGTATAGCTGGCGGTTGGGCTGGGCGTGAAGCTCGTCGAACACGACGGCGTGGACGTTCAGCCCGTGCTTGGTATACGCCTCGGCGGATAATACCTGATAAAAACTGTTCAGCGGTTTATATATCAGCCGCTTCTGCGACATGATCGGCTTGATCCGGGCGCGGAGCGCCGGGCATTGCTCCACCATGCCGCAGGCCACGTCAAAGACGATACTGGCCTGCTGGCGGTCGGACGCGCAGCCGTATATCTCGCCGCCGTATTCATTGTCGCCGCAGGTGAGCAGCAGGGCGATTGCCGCCGCCAATTCGCTCTTGCCTTGCTTTTTCGCTATTTCCACATA